GTTTTTATGAAAATCCTGATTTAAAACTCGAAAGAATTTCAGAATCAACCAAAAAGGGTGGATGGAAATATTTCTTTACGAGATTACAAATACTTTCAAGAAACAAAAAATCTTATAAAAAAATAAAAAAACAACTGGAAGAATTATGTGGTGATGATACTGAAATAATTTATTGTGACCACCATTTATCTCATCTAGCATATGCTTATTACACTTCTCCATTTGAAAAAGCAGCTGTACTATCAGTTGATGGTGTGGGTGAATGGGAAACAACTTGTATTGCTGTTGGAGAAGCCGATATTACTAAAATATCTTCTATTAACTTTCCTCATTCGTTGGGAATGTTATATTCTTCAATTACATCATATTTGGGATTCAAACCAAACGAGGGTGAATATAAAGTTATGGGATTGGCTCCATATGGAAGTGCATCAACATACATAAATAAGTTTAAAGAACTTTATAATGAAACAGATGGTGGTGGATTTGAATTAAATATGGATTACTTTACATATGAGTACTCAACCAATAGTATGTTTAATGAAAAGCTATCAGAACTATTTCAAATGCCTAATAGATTACCTGAAGATGAATTAACACAGGACCATAAAGATTTAGCAGCATCTCTTCAACAGATTTATGAATATCTATTTTTTAGATTAGTAAATAAGTTACACGATTTAACAAAATCAGATAACTTGTGTTTAAGTGGAGGTTGTGCATATAATGGTACTGCTAATGGAAAGATTTTAAAAAGAACAAAGTTTAAAAACCTATACATTCCTCCTGCTCCTTCGGATGCTGGTTCGGCCATTGGATGTGCTTTACATTATCATTATAGTAAATCAAAAAATAGAATTGATAATTCTTATCCATTCTTAGGGCCTAATTTAACTACTGATGATATATTATCTGCATTAAAAAAATATGATAAAGATGTTTGGTATGTAAAAAAACTACACGAACAGATTATAGACATTGTTACAGTTGAAATTGTAGAAGGAAATGTTATTGGTTGGGTAGAAGGTAGAATGGAGTTTGGTGCAAGAGCATTGGGTAATCGTTCTATACTTGCAAATCCAAGAGACCCTCAAATGAAACGAAGATTAAATAGAGTTATTAAAAAAAGAGAAGGGTTCAGACCATTTGCACCAATGGTAAAAGAAGATATGGCATCCAAGTACTTTAATTATAACGATACTGTTCCATATATGAATCAAGTGGTTAAGGTTAATAAAGAATATGCTTCCGATTTACCTGCGATAACTCATGTAGATAACTCTGCAAGAATACAAACTGTTAATAAAAGACAACATAGAAGAATTTATCAGTTACTTGAGCATTTAGAATTGAAAAATAAATATCCAATTGTTATTAATACTTCTTTTAATTTAAAAGACCAAACAATGGTTCTTACATCAGAAGATGCTATTAAAACATTTTTAAATTGTGAAATGGATACTTTAATACTTAACAATTATGTTGTTAAAAAGAAAATATTATAATTTATCAGAAATTATAATATACTTATTGTAAGATAGAGGATACTAATAATAGGTTATAAATTCCCTCGAAAATCTCTAATCGTATAACAAAGTGGTTAGTACAAAATGCCCCTCCAATCGGTGGGGTTTTTTTATACATAAATATATAAACCCTTCATGTACTTCTTTAATTAGGTATTAAATATATATTGTAATTTTTTTTATTGTATATACCATAGTTATTCTTGACATGTCCGATGTTTTAGATAAGGAAGAGGTTATACATTTCTAACAAAAACAAAGGAGAACAACAATATGGAATTTCTAAAAAAAATGGGTGATTGGGCAAAATCACTAACAGAAATCGGTATCAGTATCATTGCTCTTGGAGTAGTACTTGAAGTATTATTCAAAGGTGCATCGATTCCTTTTTGGCCTGAAGTATCAGTAGTGGATAACATTATGGGTATTATAGGTTCATTAAGTAATGAAGGCTTACTAGGTTTAGTAGGAGCTGGAGTTATATACCATATCATGAAAAAGAAAGCATAATATATACTTTCTAAGAATGTAGATTATAAAAGACCTCACCTTAAAAGTGAGGTTTTTTTGTTTACTATATTTATATACAAGATAATATGGTAAAATCATGAGTACAGAATTTGAATTATTTCCTGGAAAAAATTTAAGTGGATTGTTTAAGGATATCTATGATAACCAACAACACAAGAAACAAAGAATATCAGAACTTATTGCCGAAATGCGAAAACTAATTCGTCATGCTGGTGATATGATTGCAATGGGCCCAATTATAAAAGATTTAATTGACTCATCTGTTCGTAATGATGATTCACTTATTAAAATGGCTGCAATTGCACAAAGAATTATAGGAGCAGCACAAAAATCAGAAGGAGATACTGGTTTTCTTTCTGATGTTGAAAAAGAACAACTACTAAAGCAATTAGATGAAACTCTAACCGAAGTTACTGAACAACACGATATACAAGTTGATGAACTTACTAATGAGGTTGAGGAATTAAAACAAAAAGTGGATAAACGTAATGAGTAGGCAATCACAGGCATCATCGATATCAGGCCGTTCTATTAAAGGTAGAACTTCAGTTAACATTGGAATTGTTCTTGATGTTATCATAAATGAAGACCATCCTACAATCTCGGATACTGAAGTATCGGGAGCTGAGGGTGAAACAAGAAATACTTCAACGATTGGTTCTGCACAACTTAGAAAACTAGATGATGTAACATCTCATCCAACTAACCTCAGATATTACGCACCACATGATTATTCTATTTTAGATTTACCTTTAATTGGTGAAACTGTTGAAATAATTGTACTTCCAAATGGTAATAATACTTATAGAAGATTAACAACAACCGAACTCAATACAGGAAATTTCTCACCTGATATAGATAAACTTCTTCAACCAGAACCTGAAAAAGAATCTGATGGGGGTACATCCGAGTATAAAACAACTTCTCAAACAGGAACACCCAACTCATCTGCCGGTGAATCGGAATCTCCAGAAAATGAATATTTTGAACCAACTCAAATAAACCCATTACAGTTTTACGAAGGAGATAAGGTTATTCAATCTAGATTTGGACAATCAATAAGATTTAGTGGATATAATAATACAGATAATGTTTTAGCACCAACTATTGTAATACGAAATAGACAAGGAAATAAATCTTTAGAAGAATTAAAAGATGGAACACCTTTATATGAGGATATTGTTGATGATGGATCAACCATTGTATTATCAAGTGGAGAACATTTATTAGAATTCACTCCTGGTCAGATTGATACGCCATTAGAAACTACTCCAATATATGCAGAAGAACCTGAATTAAAAGGAACTGATCAAGTTCTTATTAATAGTGGTAGAATTATTTTATCTTCTAAGGATTCTGAAATGTTATTTTACTCCAAAGGAAACTATTCATTTATATCAGATGGTAAACTCACAATAGATAATGGATTAGATGGTGCTGAGATAGATTTAAATGGAGAGTATAGAACTACTACTAATGATAACAATATGTATTTCTTAGGAGGAAGTGGAGAAATCTATTTAAATACGGAATCATCTGCCGAACCACTGTCAAGAGGACAAACTCTTATTGATATTCTTGCAGAATTGTGTGATGCTATAAATGCTCAAATATTTTCAACACCAGCCGGACCTACAATGATGGGGCCGAACAATCGTGGTGATTTCAATAAGATTAAATCTAAACTAGATACTATACTATCAACACTTAATTATACAGAATAAGCCATGGCCTTTGCAATATTTAAACAAAGTATGTTGGCTTATATGCAGAATCAGAATGGTATTAAAGATTCTAAAGATTTTGCAAAAAAGATTACACAAGAATATGATATGTGTATTAAGCGAGGACTTCAAATAGCAAATAATGTTCCAATTCAAAAAGGAAATACTTCTTTAATGGAACAGTTGGTAAATATTGCTTGTATGACTGCACTTTCAAAACAAAAAGGATTACATACATTTGGAGATGATATAGGAAAGGCTGTATTGGGTTATTGGACTGGTGCAACACTTCAATTAATGCCACCACTCATTCCTGCAGGACCTGTTCCTCAAGCTATAGTAAACATATCATCAACTGTTGCTTTGTGTACCTCACCAGGAACATGGACTCCAATGGGCCCTAACCCACCAACTGATGATAGTGGAATGTTTTTAGATATGCTAATAGCAGGAATGTTGACTCATTCATTAACACCACAATTCATGTACACAACTGTTTCTTTATATCCAGGACCAACAGGACCCACACCTGGACCAGGAGTTGTATTAGGTACTGGATTTACCATTCCAGCCGCAGGGCCAAGTGCACCTGCAACACCAGATGGTTTAACGAGTAGTTTTCTTGGTAGAGTAGTTTCTGCATTAGTAGATGTAGTTAGTAACCTAGTAATGTCACCAGCTCAAGTAGAATTGGCAAAATTAGAAAAAGCAGAAGCGGATGCAGTTGCTAATGATACATCATTACCTGCATCTGGTAGAGGGAGTGCAAGAGAATATTCTAAATTAAAATCAAGTGAAATATCATCTGGTAAAATAAATGCAGCAGCCGTTGAGTTATCGGATGAAGAGTTAGAAGCAATTGAAGAAAATACTCCTGATAAATATAAATGTGAAGTCGGTACTAGAATAGTTGCAATTGCAAAAAGAGATATTGGTATATTAGAATATGGAACTCCACCAGGTTTAAACTATGGAGGATTTCCTGGTGGTGCACAATTAAACAAACGAGGTAGAATTGATGATATGTTTGATAACGTTGGATTAGATAATCAAGAGAAAGTTAGAAGAAAGGGAAGTGGATACTATTGGTGTGCAGCTGCGGTTGCTACTTGGTGGCAAGAAGCTGGATTGGAAACTCCAAGTGGTGGAGCAAGTTGTGATAATTGGATGAGTTGGGGAAAATCAAAAGGATATTGGTCATCAGAACCCAAGATAGGAGCTGCTATATTATATGGTAAGCCATCTGATGCACATCATATTGGTATTGTTGCAGCTGTAACTGCAAGTGGAGGAGTTATTTCAATAGAAGGAAACACAAGTGGTACTAAGCCAATTGAAAGAAACGGATGTGGTGTATTTCAAAAAGTTCCTCCTAGATATTTAGGATTTGTAATACCCCCATCATGTGTATAAGAACCATAAAATCAACAAAGATATATTTATACTAAGATAACAAGAATTAGAAATGAATAACAAACAATTAATTAAAGTAATAAAGGCACTCGTTGAAGTGGAAGTTGCTAAAAAGCAAACTCTATTTTTGTCTAAAACATTTCCTAAAATCTTAGAAGCTGAAGTTAGTAAAAGATTATTGGAAGTTACAAGTGCACCAAAAAAGGTATTAAAGAAAAAAGTACAAGATCCATTTGATATGGCAAATGAAGCTCTTCGAGTAGAACAATCAGCAACGGTTGTGCCAATACAAGAAAACATACAAGCACCACAGAGAACATTCTCAAACAATGCAGTTTTGAATCAAGTATTAAATCAAACAACTCCTTTTTCAAAAGAACAACGAGCAGGAACAGGTAGGGGAACTAAATCTGTATTAGATAGTTTACCACAACAAACACAGCCAATACAACAAGTTCAAGAAAATACTCACATACCTTCTTATATGGATGCAGAACCGGATATTGACCAAACAGTTAGTATGGGAACATCTTTAGGAGCAGGAGGTCCAGAAGCATTAAGAGCTCAGATGGCACAGAAAATGGGATATCAATCAATGGGAACTCAATCAAATAAAACAGGTTTGGGAGTTCAGACTGGTTTACCTGGTTTAGATAGAATATTAAATAGAGATAACTCTGAACTTGTTAAAAAGTTTAAGAGATAATATAAGGAACAAATAGATGGCTTACATTCTTGATAAGAAAATAGTAAAAGATACAAAAGAGTTTTCGAACCACGCGTATGGAATTACTTTGCCTGTCATGAAAGGTAATGGTGGTTATTTTAATCAAGCATTTTCATCATTTGAACAAGCAAAAAGTAATTTGAAAAATTTACTACTAACAAATAAAGGTGAAAGAATTCTCCAACCAGAATTTGGAACAGGCCTTCAAGGATTATTATTTGATCAAATGACAGATGATTTAGAAGAAAAACTTGAATCGGTAATAACAAATAGTGTTAATTTTTGGTTACCTTATATTGATATAGAAGAAATTGTAGTGGATATGACGGATGAGATGAAAGATAAAAATACAGCAGGAATAAAATTATTATTTTCAGTTGGTGGACAATTTGAATCTCAAGAATTAACATTTACGGTAGAGGGATAAAAACATGGCATTAAATAGTTCAACAAAAAAATCGAATCAAGGTAGGGATATAAAATACCTTAATAAAGATTTCTCTAGTTTTAGAGAAAATCTAATAGATTACGCAAAAACATATTTCCCACAAACTTATTCTGATTTTAACGAATCTTCTCCTGGAATGATGTTCATCGAAATGGCATCGTATCTTGGAGATGTTCTATCATACTATACAGATGATACATTAAAAGAATCTTTAATGTTATATTCTGAGGATAAACAGAATGTAGTTGCTTTGGCTGAATATTTAGGATATAAACCAAAAGTAACTTCCCCTTCGATTGTAAGATTGGCAGTATATCAAACAGTACCATCAACTGGAACTGGAGATAGTGTTAAGCCTGATTTAGATTATTGTGTAAGAATTAAAGAAGGCATGGTTGTTAAATCAGCTACAACATCAACTTCTTTTAGAACAAGTGAATTATTAGATTTTGCAGTTGAAGATGAGAGAGAAATTTCTATATATGAAAGTAATGCTGGTGTACCTACAACGTATTTATTAAAAAAATATGTAAATGCAATGTCTGCTCAACTTAGAACAATTGAATTTGATTTTGGTTCATCACCTGAACAATTTTCTAAAGTACAATTGGGAGATGATAATGTAATTGACATATATGATGTTAGAGATTCAAATGGAAACAAGTGGTATCAAGTTCCTTACTTAGCACAAGAGATGGTTTATGTTGATTACGCAAATTCAGAACAAACTGATAAGGATTTATCTCAATTTAAAGAATCTGTACCAAATGTTTTAAAAGTTATTAAAACATCAAGAAGATTTACAACTAAAGTAAATGAAGATAATACAACATCATTAGTATTTGGTGGGGGTAATTCAACAACAAGTGATGAGCTATTAATACCTAATTTTAAAAATGTAGGATTGGGATTAAATTCTTCTATTGATAAAATGGGAGCTTCATTTGACCCTTCAAACTTTTTAAAAACCAAATCATATGGACAGGCCCCTACTGGTAACTTTACAATATCTTATTTAACTGGTGGTGGTGTTGAATCAAATGTAGGTGTTGGTGAATTAACTAATATTGAAACAATAGAATTTGATGAAGATAACACATCATTTGATAATGCTGGATTAGCTCTTTATAGAGTATCTAAAAATTCTGTTGCTTGTGATAATGAAGAAACTGGAACTGGTGGTAAAGGACCAGATACGATTGAAGAAATTAGAGAAAATGCACTAGCAAACTTTGGTGCACAAAATAGAGCAGTAACAAGAAAAGATTATCAAGTAAGAGCATTATCACTACCAGCAAAATTTGGTGGTATCGCTAAAGCTTATTGTTCACCAGATGGTGAGTTAGATAATAATTCTCCAGCTTCTATATTAAGTAACCAATCTTCACTTGATGAGTTTGTAGGATTAGTAGAATCATTAAAGGGTTCTGATAAATCAGAACAAGAAACAAAAGATGAAGTAACTACGTTTTTAGGTGGAAAGAAAAGTAATGTAAATGAAAAAAACAATCCATTTGCAATTAACTTATATATACTTGGATATGATTCAAACAAAAATATATCAACACTTAATCAAGCAGTTAAAGAAAATTTAAAAACATACATTAGTGAATATAGAATGTTAACTGATGGTGTTAATTTAATAGATGGGTATGTTATAAACATCGGAGTGAACTTTGAAATACGAGTTTATGGTGGATACAACAAACGAGAAGTATTAGTTAAAGTACAACAAGAATTGGCAAATTACTTTGATATAGATAATTGGACTTTTAATATGGCAATTAATATATCCGAAGTAGAGTTATTAATCGCAGGTGTTGAGGGGGTTCAATCAGTACCAAAATGTGAAATCACTAACAATTGTTTAGGAAATTATTCACCTCATTCATATAACATAGAAGATGCAACTAAAGGTAAAATGGTTTATCCATCTTTAGACCCATCGATATTTGAAGTGAAGTTTCCAAACAAAGATATAAAAGGGAGGGTTATATAATGTATTATTTCGTAACAGCATCAAAAGATTCAACAATTTATTTACAACAACCATCTCAAAATACTGGTAGAGATGAGATATTGGAAATAACTAAAACGTATTATGGTAATTTAAAGGATGTTTCTCGTTCTTTAATTCAATTTAATACAAATGAAATATCTGCTTCAAATGCAAGTGGAGATATTTCTGTACATTCTGCTGAGTTAGTACTTAGGGAATGTGATTCAATTGAATCTCCAACAGATTATACACTATATGCTTATCCAGTTTCTCAATCATGGGATGTTGGTATCGGTACTCGATTTGATGTGATATCAATTGAGGGATGTAGTTGGAATAAAAGAACAACTTTATCAAATTGGTTAATCGGTTCATCATCATTAGAAAGTTCAGGTTCATTTAATGGTAAAGGAGGAATGTGGTTAACTGGTTCATCGGCATCACAGACATTTTCTTATTCATCAAGTGATATATCAATGAATGTATTAGAACCTATTCAAAAATGGGTATCTGGTTCAATTCCTAATAATGGATTTATATTGAAACATGATTCTGAGAAAGAGAATGATACTACTGATTATGGACAATTAAAGTTTTTCAGTAAAGAAACAAATACAATTTACCAACCCAAAATAAGAATTGGTTGGGATGATTCAACTTATACAACAGGTTCTCTTACAGAACTTACATCGGATGATATTCATGTAACGTTTAAAAGATTAAAAACTTCGTATAAGAGGGGAAGTAAACCTACAATTAGAGTTTTCGCAAGAGAAAAATATCCTCTTAAAACTTACACCAACACATATTCTTATAATGATGTTAAATATTTACCTACAACTACATACTATCAAATTAAAGATGTAGTAACTGGTGAAGTGGTAGTTCCATTCCATGATGACTATACTAAAATTAGTTGCGATGCAAACGGACACTTTTTTAAATTAAATTTAACAAATTGGGAAATCAATAGAGATTACTATATTGAAACAAAAATAAATAGAAATGGTGTAGTTGAATACTTTGAAGACAAGGATTTAACATTCACCGTAGAATTATAAGATGGCAGCTAAACCTGAAGATTACAGATTGAACGAACTTTTAACAAAAGGTTCTAAAGCAATAAAACGAGATGAAAAATCTGGTAATATTCTTGTGCGTAAAAAAGATGGGAAACAAGTAGCTCCATTTAGTAAGATAAAAAAAGTAGTTCCATTTGGTTCAAAACCAATTAAAGGAAAACAAATTTCACCGAGATATAAATCTGATTGGGTAGATACTGATGAATTTGATGAAGTTGAAATTGAAGGACAAACTACATTTAGTGGTGAAACCTCAGGATACTTAGAAAAACCTAAGTATAATGAAGATGAACTTGTTAAGGCTATTGATGTAAAAGTTGATGAGTTAATAAAAAAACCAAAAAAAGAAAGGCCTGATTACGTTCTTAAAAAAATCTATAATAAACTTTTAGGTGACTTTGATGAAAAAGTAACGGAATTAGAGGATTTAAGAAGACAATTAAATGAAGAGATATCTATAAACGAAGAAAAAACAGCTCAAATACAAAGCCTTGAGGTATCATTAGATTCGGCTGAACTACAAAAAGCAGCTGCAGAGAATGAAACACAAGTATCAAACGAAAGATATTCGGATTTATTAGATAACTTCCAACAGTCTATTATTAAAGGTACTAAGGAAGGTATAGAGAGAGTTTCTCTTACTGCACAAGTTCGAGGATTACAAGCACAAAAAGCTACGTTAAAATCGTTACTAGATGTACAAAAAGATTTAGTTAAAACATTACAACAACAAGCTGAAAATCTTGCTGCATCTCAATCAAATGCCGCAGAAACAGCAGCTTCAGCAGGAGGAGCAAAAACAGAAGGAGATGCAGGATTTAAAGTAACCGAAAGAAAATCAGATGATTATGACTTTAGATTTACTTCACTTAAAAAATCGAATGGATGGAATAATGGTAAAACCTTGGAATTACTTAATTTAGATGATGAAAAGGATGTTACATGGTCTGTATCAGTAAAGAAAAAAAGTGGTGGACATAGTAAACCATGGATAGGGTTTTCTAAAACAAGTGGTACTCTTCCAAAACGAAGTGGAACAACTCCTGGTAAAACAACAATAACTGCAGTTAAAATTAGAAACGTAAATTCACCAAAGGGAAGAAAGAAAACCTTTAAGGATGAGATAACACTTAAAATAGGTTCAAAAACATTTACATTACAGGCACAAATGTATCGTAAACGAAGAAGTGGTGGTTCTGGAAACTAAAATATTATGGCAATAAAAGGATTTAAAGATATAATCGAGAGAAAAGGGTACAAGGTTGACTCTGAAGATAGAAAGGTATTTGAAAAAGAAATATCTAAATCTAACTTTGGGTTAGGTTGTTCTGATATGATCGAATTTATCTTATTTGATTCAAGTGAAAATCAATTACCACAAGGTGATGATGGTAAGTTGGTAAGATACATTTATATCAATGATGAAAACATTAGTGATTACTTTATAATATCTGATAATCAATTCACCAAAAAGAAAGATGGAACTCCTGAATTTATAGTAGACCTTGAAAAATTAATTAGAGATGCTGGATATTCAAATGGAATATTCAAAACACAAGTTACTCTTTTAAACAGAAGAGTTGGTTCTAATGCAAAAGAGGGAGATGATTTATGGATACACGAAATATCCCCATCAAGAACTGAAATAAGAATCCTACCAAACAGAGCAAAAGGAGAAAATAAAGATTTAGAAAAAAGATTATCTACATTTCTTGAGAATAAAAATTTCAGAGATGATGTAATTTATTATATTAATGTTTTTATAGACAAATTAAATTTAGAACAAATACTTCAAACTTTTTTATTCTCTAAGGGAACAGAAAAAGATGGTATTGGTTATATCAATTTAATAAAAACAGAATTTCAAGTAGAGAGTTTTGAAATATTACTAAATAGAATCAAAACAAAATTTGTTAAATCAATGGAAAACTATGCTCAACGTAGAAATTGGCATATAAATGATATTAATTTTGGCAAACCACTTGGTGATGAAGCAGATTGTATTGAATTATCAATAGAACAATTACAAAGAGATGCACAGCAATCTTTAATAAATTGTATTGATTTTTATTTACCAAAAAGAGATATACAAACAGATAATATTTTAAGTAAAGAAGAACAAATTACATTCGATAAGGTTAAACAAATTTTAAAGTCAAGTACTTCAAGTTCAATTTATAACGCAACTATTCCTGATAAAGTAAATGCAAGAGTAAGAGGATGTACAGACCCTAAGGCTGAAAATTACAATCCACTAGCACAAGATAATGATGGTAGTTGTACATATAAAGTAATTAAAGAAGAAGTAGAGGTTGAGGAAGAAGAACCTGCAATTAAAGGATGTACAGATAGTACTGCACTTAACTTTAATCCAAATGCAACTGTTGATAATGGAACTTGTAAGTACGAGAATAGAATAGAAACTGTCACTAAAAACTATTACGTTTGGTCAGCAAGAGCAAATATTAAGTACAAAGAAAATGGAAAAATAAGAAATAATCCATTCGCTATTGAGTATGATTCATTTACTATTACACATGATAAAAATACCTTTAAGTTTACAGGTGATGTTAGGGAAACCCCAAAACCTGCAAACGTAGTATCTACTATGATGTATAATATTAAAAATAATAATATTAAACCAAGAACATTAAATCCGGCACCTGATTACAAATCTATTGCAGACTATTATGGTCAAAATCAATTAGGTTTTGATAATGGTTTAAAAATGAATAATTATGGAATAGGATTGAGAGTTCCTAATCCATTTTACAATGAAGTATCTCCAGTCGCATTATCATTAACTTACAAAGATTCTATTGGTAATACTAAAACAACAAGTGCATTATTACCTGGTGATACAACAACAATATGTGCTCAAAAGGGTTCTATATCAAAAGTAGGAGGAATGTTAGTATCAGAAATGGGTAATTGTGTAGTGGTTTTACCACCAGATACTAAAGCTCCTATTAGAGTTAAACCATCACCGCCACCAATACCAAGACCAAAACCGAGACCACCAGTAAGAACGAATCCACCACCACCTTCTTCATCACCAAATCCTATTCAGATTGGAGGTTCATCATCAACCGGAGGAGGACGAACATCAGGTCAAATGAGTGATTTCACTCAAGAAGAATATGAATCAGAGGCATCTGTTTTGGTAAATTATGGTGGAAGTGTACTTGGCGGAGGAGATATAGTGATTAAAAAAAATAGACCTCCACGAGAGAGATAGTAATATTAAATAACGATATTTATATACATGGCAAGAGGATATACACGAGGATTACCAACAGACTCAAACTTTAGTGATGAAGTGGTTGAGTCATTTGGTGCACCTATTCTTAGTGGAGGAGGATATTCTGATAATGCCATAATTCAGGCAGGAGAAGCACTGACACCTGTTACTACAACAACATCGGGAGAACGAGTTAGTTCTAGTGGAGGTGAAACGGTTTTTCTACCAGTTAATCCACCTAGAGCACCTAGAGTTCCAATAAAACCACAAATACGAGTTATTGAAGGATGTACTGATAGAACTGCTCTAAATTATAATCCATCAGCAACTATAAGTAAAGCATCAACTTGTATATACCCAACACCAGCACCTAAGCCATTATCAGAAAGTAGAAACATATCAGTTTCAGTTTCCTCAAATAATGGAGGAACTATTCTTATAGATGGAGTTGATACATTAAATCAACCAACAAAGGTATATACCTTTACAGGTAAAGAATTATTACAACCAAAAATATTCACAGTAAATAAAAGTGGATTTTCATCTAATGAAGAATATAAACTATATTCTACAAAGAAAACATTTACTAAAACAGTTGCACCAATAATAAGTCCTACTGATGATTTTATAGATTTTGATGAACAAGAATTGATACCGATTAGAGGAATCCCAAGTGATGCAGGATTTCAAAGAAATTTTGGAATTGAAGATAGAGGATATGGTGGTATTAATTTCAATGATGAATTAAATAAGGATTTTGCACTTCAACGAGGTGGTATGAGATTGGGATATTCTGCACCTGTTAGGCCACCAAAACCAAGAAAACCAAGGCCAGTTAGTACAGTAATATATGATTATTATGAATTTAGATTAGAAAAGAATGGAGAATCTGTTCCACTTCTAAATCAAATTAATAAAACAACAGATACTATAAACAAATCACAATTTGTTTCTTTGGAGTTTACATTACAAGGTAAAGTAGTTGTAGACCAAAAAGAAACAACAATTCCTATTAGTGTTAATGTAGAAAGCTTTGTGTCATCTGATGATATTATTAAATATGAAACTTCATGGGGAAAGAGTGGATATCTTGTAGATGAAGATGATTTTGATATATCATATTCTCCATCTGTTAGTGGAGAAAAATCAAGTATAACATTTACATCAGTTGGTATATCTGATTTTACACATACAGTATCATATCAATATAATACACCAGAACAGAGAAGTAATAAAACAATTAATTCTGGAACATTCACACTTGATTTAATAGAAGGAAAATCAAACATTGTAGTTAATGCTAAAAAAATACCTAAAGAACCTTCCCCTCTTTCTCCAAGTGTAAGAGCATCTATTAAAAATTTCAAACTTAATATATCTGATACGGCTTCTATTAAGATACCTTATAGTAGTGCAAATGCAGAAGAAGTAATTTATACTCTTGGTAAAACAAAAAGAAAAGTAGATTTAAATGGTAGTTTAGTTTTAGATAAAAAAGACTTCTTTAATGGAGTTGGAAACTATATAATTTACTTACAAGCAAACTCAAGTGCAGGTGGAAGTAGTTCAGTAGAAAAAATATCAGTAACAGTTGAAAGTAGAGCTTTTATACCTGGTCCTGATATTACAAACATAAACTACCCACAGAATATTGTAGGTGCAGATTTCAAAGGAAACAATGTTCCATTTGATATTAGTTGGCAATCTATAAATACAAACTATATTCAGGCTTATGTAGGAAAGGTAACATCAAATACATCATTAGGAAGACTTCCTAAAGCAGGCGTTACTACATTTAATGTTAGTGATATTCTATCTAAGTTATCATCTGTAAATATTAAACCAACTAATGTTAATGGAGTAATTCAATTTGATTTATTATTAATACCATATAACGAAGAAGGGGATTCATTAACAGAAGGTAAAACAGAACAAGTAAGTATTTCATTTGAAGCTGGTGATTTAAATCTTAGAAGAGGACAGGTTATATCTGATATTAAAGAAGCATTTATTGATGGATTTGATACTTCTGTATTTAGCGATTCAATCTCTCCATTCTTAACTCATTACTTACACTTAGGTGAAGGTAATAATAAATTAGTTGCAACATGGGGAATTGATACTGAAACATTATCTGAATTTAAAGAGGATGTAGCAACTGGTAAATCTATAAAAACAAAGGAAGAACGGTCTTTAATATTAAAGTTATATGAACCACTTCCTCAAGGTATTAGTCCAAATGATAGAATTTGGCTATCCAAATTACAGGCAGTTCCTTTAATTGACCAAATAACAATTGTAGATGATATTTCTAAAAATTGTACTCCACTTACTCCTAACTTCGCATTAGAGGTAAACGATGTAATTGGATATCAAATATTAGATGATTTAATATCAAGTGGTTCTCAATCATCAACTGATGTTGTTAATCAATTTGTATCATCTTCGGAATTCTCATTAGAAAATTTAAACATTTCTTATGTATCTGCATCTTCTACATTAGTAGAATCATCAGGCACTGGAACATATTATGAAACAAGTGAAACTCCTATAATTAATTGGAATTCGTTTGTAAAATACTCATCCGCTGAGGAAAGAGTTGAAAACTTTGTTTATAAGGTTAAGTTAATACAATCATATGAACAGAGATACAATGGATTGGTATCTGGTAGTTCAATAGATTTCGGTGGAGGAACAGGTACAATATCTGGTGCAGCTTCAAGTTCAGTTGCAGTAAGAAACGAAGCAACTAGAACACTTGGTAAAATTAATGATACTAAAAAGGGATTTGATGCATTTGAAAAATTCTTATATACAAGTTCATCACTTAGTGGAATAACATATCCAAAAGTAAACGGTACAGGAAGTTTATTTTCATCAGATGATTCATCTGTAACTTCTTGGTATAATAGTACTATCATAAGTGCTAAATCACATGATGAATCCAATTCATCAAGATTAGTTAGTAACTTACCAGCTCATATTCAAAACGATCAAGAAGGTCAGTCATTCACTCTGTTCTTTGATATGGTTGGACAACACTTTGATGTATTGTGGACACATATTGATGGTATCAACAAAACAAAAAAACTAGAACATAAGTTCGAAAACGGAATTAACGATAAGTTAATTTATCATATGTTAGAATCTCTTGGTTGGGATGCTGATATGGGTGCACAATCTCAAAACCTTTGGGAATATGCATTTGGTAAACACTCCGATGGTTCTACTGTATCTACCATGAGTGGTAAGGATAGACAGAACGAGGTTTGGAGAAGATTACTTAATAACTTACCCTATCTACATAAACATAAGGGTACACGAAGAGCAATATCTGCAGCATTAAGTTGTTATGGAATTCCACAATCATTACTTACTGTAATGGAATTTGGTGGCCCACAAGATTCAAATAAACCTGGAACTACTACATTTACATATGAAGATAGAACTTCTTCTATTAATTTAAGTGGAGCTTCTTCTATCATTGTTCCTTGGAAATCTCATAATGGAAAATATCCTGATTCAATAGAGGTTAGACTAAATACTGATCAAAAACAAGATCAACAAATTATTAGTGGTTCTGGTTGGAATCTTGATATAGATTATCCAGAATCCGGTTCACTTGGAAAATTAACATTTAATATATTAAGTGGAAGTGCATTTGTTTCATCATCTACATCTCCAATTGCATTCTTTAATGATGAATATACTCAGATAGTTTTAAACAGAACAACAGGAAGTGCTGTAGGAGTTGATGATACCATAGATGTTTACTTAAAAGAAGGATTCCAAGGTAGAATTAGAAATGAAGCTTCAACTACTATTAATGTTCCTGCGAGTTCTAATGGTTGGAATAATGGAAAAGAAATAAAATTAGGAGGTTCTACTTTAACAGGTTCAATTGATGAGTTTAGATTATGGTCTGTTCCATTAAATGAATCGGTTATTAATAATCACACATTAATGCCTGAGGCAATAGATGGTAATCATGTTTCTTCATCTACTGAAGATTTATTATTCAGATTAGATTTTGAATACCCTAAGAACAGACATAGTGGTGGTGACCCATTTGTAAAGAATGTATCGGTAAACAGAACATATGATACATTTGCAACTGCATCTAACTTACCATCCGTAACAGATTATCCATTTCAATATAAAATATATGATAGAGATGTAACCGCTAAAGTACCATCAACTGGTATTAATTTTGGTAACAAGGTACGATTTGAAACTCAAACTAAGATAACAGATTTATCATATAGAACTAGAGCTACTAAAAAATCATTTGACCAGGCTCCATTGGATACTGATAAATTAGGATTATTCTTTTCACCTACAAAAGAAATCAATTTAGATATTATGAAATCACTTGGTTCATTTAATATTGATAATTATATTGGTGACCCATCTGATGATTTTAAATCAGAGTATAAAGATTTAGCTTCATTAAGAAATTATTACTTTGATAGATATAATTTAAATTTATCTGAATATATTCAATTAGTAAGATATATAGATAAATCATTATTTGATGTATTAGAATCGTTAGTACCAGCAAGAGCAAAGGTATCAAGTGGAATATTAATACAACCACATATACTTGAAAGAAGTAAAGTAGAAAAAAAACCTACTGTTGCTTCATTACATAATTATAGTTCTTCAATAGATTCTCTTGATGATGTTGATGTAAACTCAACTAATGAAGGAAGAATGGGTATAATAACCGCTTCACAGAATACTGTATTGAGTTCTACAAAGAATGATTATAATGGATTTATATCATCATCTATATCACCAGATTTAATAAGTACTAATCATTCATTTGCAAGTACAATAGATGCAGAAAATGATATAAACCAATATGGATTTATAACTGTAAATAGTGGTTCTGATATGGGAGGTATATCGATTAGGATAGATGCTGGATTTAGTTCTTCCCTACAAGGTGAATTTGATTCAAGTGTATTTAATCAAATTGGTATGGAATTCGATTCATTAACAGTAGCTGGTTTTGGTTTATATGCAGAAAATGGACATAGTATTATAACAAGATTAGATAAAAATAATAACTTTATCAAGGAAAGAAAAAGAGTAGATATTATTACAGAAACATTTACAGTAGATATTCCTGAAAATATAGATAAAAACGATTCTTCTAAAGGAAGGCATTTTGTTGAAACATCTGTTTCTCGTAAAAGAGTAAACTTTAGAAATTTCGCAGATAGTGGTTCGCTTCTTGTAGGTAATGTAACTAATGTAGAACCATTAGATGGTTATGTACCATATCATTATAGAAACGTTGGGGATTTAACAAGTGGATTGGAAAATTCATTTTCAAATGGTTCAAAACAAACAATATTAACTACTTTAGATGGTGGTTCACCAGTTCAAACATTTACTACTAATCCGAATACGTTAAGAGTTTCTGATAGTGGAAGAGGAAGTGGAGAACCTATATTGGAAGTTGATTAACAAATAATAACTTATAGAAATTAACTAAAAAATAAAATAGTTATATTTATATATTGAATAACAAAGGGAAAAACAATTATGGCTTATTTAAATAACGCAGAAATAACAGTCGATGCAATCTTAACCAAAAAAGGTAGAGAAAAACTAGCATCAGGTGAAGGTCTTAACATCGCCAAATTCGCATTGGGTGATGATGAGGTAGATTACACATTATATGAACCAGCACATCCAAAGGGTAGTGCTTATTATGATGCGGCAATCAAAGCAATTCCAATTACGGAAGCTTCTCCAGACGAAACACAAGTATTAAAGTATAAATTAGTAACACTACCAAAAGGAACTGTTAAGATTCCAAAAGTAGAATTTGGTATTCCATCAATAGGACCTATAAACCAAAACTCAGGTCAAGTAGAACTTTCCCCTACAACTTCACCAACTGGTAATGGACAAAGTGGATATACTATGATACTATCAAACAAGAACGCAGGTTCTATTGTAGGACAAGGTTTATCAGCAGGAGCAAGTTCAACACCAGCTTTCTTAGGTGATGAAATTACAGCAACCGCGGCAATTGAAACAGGATTAACATTTACGTTTATACCTAACCCAAATATTACAAAAACTATCAAAACAACTATAACTGTATATGGTAATGAAACTGGAGGTTCATCATCTATACCTGTAACAATAAACTATATACAACCAAGTTAACAAACGGAGAATAAAATAAAATGGCACAAATAAAAGGACAAGCGGGAGTAAATTTATCACAAGAGTTGGCAAACTATTTAGATGCCAATCAAGGTAATTTAACATCCGAACAAATAACGACAATAATTAACCAATACCTTTCAGGTGGAGATAAATTAGGTGCAACCGGAGGTTCACTTTCTAATGGTATCTACAAAAGGTTTGGTGAATTTGACCAAGTAAATGGAAAGATAGAAGTTGTAACAACTGGTCTTTGGAGTGGTGATACAGGAAGTATGAGTACTTTCTTTACTTCATCTACACAAACGGCGGCTAGTAAAAACTACTATGTTAATGTATATGATAAGAATCCATCATCTGATACATCAGCGGCTGTACAATATGCAGTTGCATATGGACATAAATACGCAAGTGGTTCGGTTGATTTAACAACTTCCGATTCATCAACATTAGCAAGTAAAGCAACCTACGCACAATACAAATCTATATTACTAGATGCAGGTAAAGATAAATTTACATTTTATTCTTCATCAGCAGCTGGAACACATGATTCAGATGATATCTATGTAATCAATGTAGCTCGTGCTCGTTACAAAGAGAAAATGGATGCAGGAAACTGGTCATTGGTATTAAGTGGTTCTACCGGAACACACACATTTATTGATGAT